AGAACCACTACCATCAGAATAACCTACAAGTACTTTGTTTTTCTTATCCATTAACAAAATATCATAACGATTTTGTTGTAAATGGAACGCTTTTCTATACAATTTATTCATAGTCACACCATGCTTGTGTAACATTTTAAATGATGGTTTACCATCAGATAAATAGTTAATACCACCAAATGCACTTGTTTCAGTTGTACTATCAGATGATTGGTCTTCAATTTCCCATAAAGTTTGGAAAGGATACCAACGTAATGCAGGGTTATTGTTGTTGATTCCTGCTAAAATTGTAGTTTGTAATACAATTTGTTGTGCAGGTGTAATCATAGTACCTTGTGGCACTGCGATAAATCCACTTACTTCTCTTAAATCAAATACGCAATCTTGCATACCTGTATTTGCATTTGTGTTGTTGCAATTCAACATATTTAAAATTATGTTTGGCATTTTTTTATTTTTTTTTAATTAATTATAAAATTCTCTTGCAAAGAGCAATTTGTTTCGTTTATTGTTAATTCTAATTTCTTAATAACTAACCCATCTAAATAATCCGGTAGTTTATATGCTACATTACCATTAGTTTCATTTACCCCCATATTTAACGCATCAATTTTAGTATGGTTAAACCCTCTTTCAGAATTACCCAAAAAATAAGCAGAATTTGCAACTATGTGCATAAACTCAGCATAAATTGGGTATAATGTAGGTAAATAGTTTTTTGTGTACCTTACACTATAATAATCCGTTGGGTTTGATGGGGTTACAATTACAATATCTAAATCAGCATTTAATACACCATCTCTTCGCCTTTCCTCAAACTCATGTATTAACATAATTAAAGGATAAACGATATTTTTTCTTGATGGTGCTTTTTTATCATCATTAATTTGATTCATTAAATGAATCCAACTACCATGCTTATACGTTATGTTAAATCCTAAATTAAGCGAAACCTGAGCAACTATGTTCTCAATTAATTTTGGTATTGCTATAGGAAATTGTGTATAAGTGTGCATTATATAGATAGGATATTTTTCTTAATGAAATAATTTTGATTTTCGCTTTCAATTCTAGGCATAAAATGTAGCCTATCAAAAATAGTATTGTGTAAATTGATATTATGAATTGGTGGATATTCAACACCTACATAAGAAGGATAATCACTAATATTCTCCATTATAAAATTGTGCATTTGATAATGATACTTTACCATATCATTCCATGAACGCATCAACTTAATATAAGGGTTTGATAATGTAGAATTTTCAAAGTTAGGTTGTGCCTCACCTTGTCCGAATGTAGTTGTAATTTTTGATTCTATCATCATATTGTATATATAGTTAGCATAAGGACTAATTCTTCTTGTACTCCCTACACTTGCTGATACATAAACATGATGATTTGAAAAACCTAACCAATCATTACTATAAGTATTATTAACACCCTTTTTACCAAATAACAAATTTAACCATTTAGCATTTGTATTCCCCAATGTAGTATTTGTTACTTGGGTTATACCATCAATAAATAATGTAGCTAATTCAGTACCTAACATAATTGTAAGGTAATTGATTTGCTCATCATCAATCAACAACCTAAGTACCTCACCATCGCCTGATGATGAGGTATTAGGTAATGTTAATTTTAATTTATCGAAATAAGAATTATTAATAAATTGAAACATTTTTTACTTTGTTTTTTTTGTTGCTTTTACTTCTTCTACTACTTTATCTTTAGGATTAATAGCATACCCTTTACTTATCATTTTTTCAGCTAATTCACTATATACGGTAATAGTTTCATTTGCTTTATGATAAGGTGCTTTATCGGTTGTTATAATCGTTATAAATTCCATAATTAGATTTCTATAGCAGTTTTGATAGTAGCAATTGAATCATAAATGAAAGCAATTCTATCTAATTGTTTTACAAATGAATGGTAACGGCTTTCTCCTAAGATAACAAATTGATTTTTGATGAAATCATCGTTTACATAACCAATTTTAACAGTGTAAGGTTTGTAGTTAGATACGTTCATTCTTGACATATCAGCAACTAATACATAACCTGCTGAAATTGATTGTTCAGGAATGATTAATACACCACCAATAACAACTTGGTTAAATAAAGACGCTGTAGGATATAAAGGTAATCCCATACCATCTTTTGCACTAACAAATTGTACAAAGAAGTCAATTGGATTCATTAACGCTACGTTTGCCATGTAAGGCATTTCATCAGTGAAATTTGTAGTTGTATAGATTTTAGTTACACAAGCATTGATAACATCCATTACATTTGGAGTAGCAACTGTACCTGCTAATGCACCTGCTGTGAAAGATGACGCAACTGTGATAGAATCAGCAATTAACGCTTTGTTTTTCTTTAAATTGTGTTTTTTAAACAATAAATCTGTAGCAACTGATTGCAAGAAAGGAATATCATCAACTGATTGCTCTGTTAATTTAATCCATGCGGCTAATGTTTTTGGTGCGGCATATCTTGTTTCAACTTTGAAGTCAATTTGTGCTTTATCACTTCCTTCAGTTTGGAAAGTGTAATCACCATCTTTAGGGATAGTTTCAGTGTAAGGGAAAGACGCTTGGTTAGTGCTAAATGAAGTACATAAAGGTAAAACATTTAATTCTCTTACATTAGCATTCGCAGGGTTTGCTTGGTTGTAAGTGGGTGTAGAACCTTGAATAGTTGCACTAGCTGTAGTAACTGTACCAACTACTTTTGTAGCGATTTCATGTACACGATTGTTTTTGAAAGCCTCTTTGATTTCTGTAGCGTTCTCAGCAATTGCTTTTGAAATTTGCTCGTTGAAAGTAATTGCACTTTCTAAATTTTTGTTTTTCATGTTTGCAACTTTAGTAGCTGTTTCAATCAATTGACCTTGCAATTCTTTGAAAGCCTCGTTTGTAGCATACTGAGATTTTAATGCTGTTAAATCTGCCTCAACTTGTTCTGCTGTTTTAAACTCAGCGTTCATTGCCAATTCAAGACCTTTAACTTGTTCTCTTACATTAAGTAACATCGCTTTTTGTTCCTCGCTGTAATCTTTGATTTGCTCTGCAAATTGAGCATCTGTAATTTTTGCCATTTTTTTTGTGTTTGTTTGTTTTTAAATAAATTTTAATTTTGAATAATCAACCTTTTTTTGAGTGTCGTATGACGGCTCTATATTAGTAGTAGTGGTCGAACCGGCTACTTTTGATTCTGTTACTGAAATTGTAGGTGTAATCGTATTACTACCTTTTACAACTGCTGAAATTTCTATTAGTTCAGCCTCTAATACTGCAAAGAAATACCCACACTCATCTGCTTTTTCTTTATTTGCAACCATTGGATAGTATTTATCCCAATTTGCTTTTTCATCAACATAGTACTTTTCTTCACTATTAACACACATTACAACATTTTTGTATCGCATACCTACAGAATGATTAGTTACATAACCTTTCTTGTATTGCTCTACCATATATTCGTTTCTATCAACCGGTGCTAATGATTCACCAAATAAAGCCTGAGTACTTCCCTCATAAGGTGCGCCCAATGATTTCCATTTAACATTCTTTACACTACATTTCATTTTGCTATCAATAACCTTATCAAACTCCATTTCATGCTCTTGCAAATGTAAAAAATATTCATTATCAGCTAGTGTCTTATTCCATAACTTAGGAATATGCACATCCATGTGGCTATCTAATAAATTAGTAGTATTACCTACAAACTTCAATAAAACAAACCCTGTTTCAATGTTATCTGTAGTCATTGCCACTTCTTTGCTTTCATAATCACCTTTTGTACTTACTAAAGGCATTTGATAGCTAACAACATCGCATTTTTTATTTGCGCTTTTCTTTTCTTGAATTATAGTACTCTTATTGTCTTTAAGATACTTAAACAATTCATCTTTAGTTGTAATATTTGTAGGTATTGTAAAGTTCATTTATTCTATATTTTGTTTTAATGTTATTAACATATTCGTTGGAACAATTGCTAAAATTTCATTACCTTCACCTCTAATAATACTTTGCCCTGTTTTTTCATCAATGGCAATAGTACCTTCAATTTCAATTAAACTAAAGTAACCTGTATTATTTTGTACGAAAATTTGATAAATCATTTAGTAATTATTTTAGTAGATTTTATTTGCTTATCTTTAATTTCTTTTATTTCTTTAATTTCCTTGTCCGTTAACTTGTTCATTTTGAGTATTATTTATTTTATATAGATCCCACAATTGAGGTAATTCATCTAAATATTTACCTGTAAATTCTTTTCTAATTGGTTGTTTTAACTCCAACATCAAAGCATCGTGTGTAATTGCGCATTTTAAAAACTGCTCGGTAAATGATTGAACATTTAATCTATGTATTTCAGCCTTCTCCTTTTGGTTATCTTGGAATAAATGTAAATGTGAGTAATCAATTACAAATCTATATCCACTATCAAAAGTTAAAGTAGCCTCATTAAACTGATATATGATATTTTCACTCTCAGGAATAATAGCATTTTGATACATTGCCTTTTCATAAGCAGTTTGATTATTAAAGGTTGTACCCTGTGCATTTGATAATAAATTATAATTAAATCCAAAAGCATCGCAAATTGTATGTAAATCAGACTTTTCATTTTCAAATAACTTCAATTGGTCAACATCCATACTAATTTGTTGCCATTTTAATGACATATTAGTAATAATTATTTGCCATTGTGATTTACTTAAACCATATTTCTTATAATCTTCTTGTAAATCTTGCTTATCTTGTGCATCAATTGACGTTGTACCTATTACATCCTTTGAATCATTTGATAATATACCTAATGCACCTCTGCTATTAATTAGCATACCTCTTGCCTCGTAGTTTGCAATTAAATTACTTACTTGATTTGTTAAAGGTGTAATTCTACTTTGTGGAAATATAGGACTATCTAAACTTGTTGTCGTATCAGTACAAAAATATAAATCTTCCTTATTTAACTGAGTAGTTTCACCATTATAAGTAAAATAAACTGATTCAATAAGGTCTGCTATACTTTCAGCACTTAAGTAATTAGTTTGCTTATAATTGATTTGCAAAAACTGATTAGGTAAAATATACATTCTACCCACAATTGATTTGAAAGGCTTTATAATCAACCAAACAGAAACTCCGTAAATTTGAGATAAAGCATAAGACTGAGATAAAAACTGCCCTCCTGTTTGCAATGGGTTAGGCTGTGCAAGTAATTTCAAAAGTCTATTCTCTTTCACCTCTTCACCCTTCTTATTCAATAATGATAATTTACCATTATTAAACATTGACGATTTTTTATTTATAATCGTAGGTAAAATAGGCAATAATTGATAGGCTTTATCTATTGTCGCATTTGATAGACTAAAAGTGTTTGGATTAAAAGAATTTCCAAATTCTTGAAAATACTCATAACTTGTACTATTATAATTTTTTGTAGTAAAATTACTATCTATTCTTTCAATCTTATTAGAAACTAATTTAATTAAATCCATTTAACGTCTTGTAATTATGCAAAGATAAACATTTTTTATTTATTAATATTATTTTTTAAATAATTCCAAATTATTCTACTAATAAAAAAAGGACAAAGAAAAAAGTAAATAATAAAAGAAATTATTTTATTACTAGCCTTATCATCTAAAGCCATATTATAAGCAATAAATAAACAGAAAAAAAGGTAAATTATTAATATATTCATATTTTATTTTTTAAAGTAATGTGTATAAACTCCGTATCTTATTGAATCCATTAAGTGATTGAATGTATCTATAGGTGTGTTGGTACTTTGCCCTGTTTTGTTATCCTTTGCCCACATATACTTTTGTCGTTCCTCATGCAAATT